CCGGTCTGCGTCCATGAATCTTCGAGCGGGCTGAACCACCTGGAGTACGCGATCCATCGACTGAACTCCCGTGAATCCATTGCGTCGATTTGTTCCAACGTCATCCGAAGGTGGCCCGCCAGGCGCATCTTGAAATGCAGCGTCGGACGGGCGTTTATTCCCCCGCTAGTCTCTTGATCTCCTCCTCAGTCAATGCGTTGTGCTTCATGGCCGCTTGCCACAGTTTGTGCATCTGGTCGCTGCTGCGAACCTTCAAGGCTTCAACACCTTCTTCGCCGGGGAAGATCAGGTTGCCCTTCTCGTCACAGAGCGTCCGCGACAGCAGTTCAGAGCGGAAGTCGGGGATGGCTTTGCCGCCCGCCTCGACTAGCTTCATCTCGTAGGAATCACGTTCGCCCACGCTCATCAGCCGAAGGCAGCACTCCCCGCCGAAGGCTTGCACCTTGATGATCTTGGCGTCGTCTGCTGCGTCGATTTGTTCTCTTGTCAGTGACATTGGTTGCCTTATTGGATGATTTGGAACTCGACGGTGTAGCGCGTCACTCCGTTGAGTTCTGCCGCCGCACTCACGGAAGTACAGCATGCAGTGCACGTCAAGTTCATGCCGCCACCCGCAATCGTCAGCGTGCCGCGAGTTCCATAGGGGGCGGTGCTTACGACGCCAATCGTCTGAACGCTGACAGAGCCAGCGTCGTCAGTCCAGACAACGCTGCGGCCCTTGGGCAATCCGCCGCCCCACGTCCACGACAGGCCGGTAACTTCCGTGGCGGCCGCGCCGTTGAACGTGACCGTGATGCCTGTGCTGTAACTTGCCACGGGAAAACCTCCCGTGAACTAGCGGGCAACGCGGAAGGTAGCACTGCCACGGATGACATCGTTCACTGCAAGCGTCACCGAGCAACTCGCAACGGTGGCAGCCTTTGACAGCGACAGGCCGCCCGTGATCGCCAGCGTGCCAGTAGCACCGTCGTCTATGCCGCCAGTGCCAACAAAGTCGATTGAAACTTCCCGCCCCGTGTCGGTTGCAGACCCAGCCAGCGGACGGTTCTGCGTCAAGACAGCAGCGCCGGTTGTCAGGCCAAGATGGCTAATGTCGATAGTGTCGGCGGCATTAACGTCGTTCTTGTTGTACGTCAGATTGGTAACGGTGCCGGTGAAGCCCGGAAAAGTTACCGTCGTGCCGCTTGAATCATGGGGCGTCGATGCCATTGCTTAAGTCTCCTGCCACCAACAATCGAACGATAGTTTGACGCTATAAACCGGCGGCATTTCAGCACCCGCCAGCTGTACGAAGTCGTCCTGCTCGTTTTCGAGCGAGACCTGCTTGACCTCTGCATTGTCGAACGTCCCCCCGTACCCATCCAGACGCTGCCGCACTTTGTCGGCCAAGTCTCTGGCACCTTCGTAGGTAGCGGCGTACACGTCGAAATCCACGCTCACCTGCGGAACACCCATCGGGCCGCTAAGCGTCTGCTGCCTGCGGATGCCGCTTCGCCGGTAGGTGATGAACGGCAGGGCCGCCGACTGCGGCGCAAGCAACGGGAAGATCCGAGATGAAACGATGGACGAAACCACAGTCGTGGTGACGAGGGCGTTTCGCATGACGGCTTCGGGGGATTTCATTTGCCATCCGCCTTGTTGCGGCGCTCCTGGGCACGTAGGGCATTCGTCAACGCCTTCCGCATTTCCACGTCAAGGATGCTTTTCATCGCAGGCAGCGACTGCCGGAAAGCCTTCTCCAGCGGACGAAGTGCAGGCATGGGGGCCACCGATCCCGTGGCGATGAAGTCGATGGGGTACTTGCCGCGTCCTTTGAATTGCCGTCGTTTCCCTTTTTTTTGTTCTGGCGAGGAATTGTCATTAAAGCCAGACGACATTACGCCGCGTGCGTTGCTGGGCTTTTCCTTTAGTCGATCCTTCAGCGTGATGATCCGCCCGTCGAGAATCACACGGCGGCGTTTCACTACCTTGCTCTTGCCGGGGCTGCGCCGCCCCTTGGTGCCGAACTCCACCAGGTGGGAGTGGTACGCCCGGTTCGGACCCTTCTGGACAGAACCGCCGAAGGCCGATTCAGCCATTCGCTGCTTGCCGCTAGCGACCGGCCTACGGAATCCGATCACCACCACCGACACGGGCGTGTTCGTTTTGTTGTTGGTGTACTTCTTCGTGCGATCTGTCACGCTCGCCAGCAGGTTGCCTGTCACCTGCCCGATGCTTCGCACCTGTGCCAGCAGGGCTTCCTTGCCGGGCTTCGACGCCTTCTTCAAGGCACGGGCCTGGTAGCGGTTGCTGATGTCCTTATCGAGCTTCTTCAATTCGGAAATCACGTCATCCAGCGGCGCAAGGGAAAACAAAGACTTTGCAGCCTTGCCACGCCCAAGGGCCAACTTGATCAGCGGCTCGCCGTTGAACATCGCCATTAGGGAATCTGCTCCTGGCAAATCGCCTCATGTTCGCTGCGGTTGCCGTGCTCAAGCAGGCTCACGATATCCAGCGTGCGGGAACGCCAGGAGAACCGCATGTTCTGGCTCAGCCCCGGCAGGTAACGCAGCCGCACCTTGTGGCTGATAGTGGTTTCCTGCTGCCCGGCAGCCAAGGCTTCGCGTGCGCTCACGCCTTCAACGCTGGCCCACACGGCAGACGAGTCCGCCCACGCCAGCACGGTCTCGCCCAAAGCGTTTGTGGTGCCGCTGGCGATCTGCACCGTGATACGCTCGCGGAGTTTGCCGGGGTCGATCATCGGTAGGAACCCCACCGCTGCGAGTCTAGGAGCGACTTCACGCCGAACGGGATTTCATCGCCGCTCATTGAGTCTGCCGCCATGCGCCGCTCGAACCACATCCCCACCAGCATCAGCATCGCGTGGCGAATCGCCGTTGGCACATCGCTGCCGCTGGCACCGTAACCGCCCCACCAGGTCACGCTGATCGCATTGTCGTCTTGCAAGTGCGGGGGCCACGTCTGGCCGTAGAGCGTCTTCACGCTGCCCGGCGTGGCATTGCGGTCCACGCGGTAGCTGGTGCTGCCGTAGGTGGCCGTTGTGCCGTTCTCGTAGGTAAACGTCAGGGCCACCGCTGTGGCTGTGCCAGCCGCTGCCATCGGCGGGCGGGGTAGTTCGATGTCCATGGTGCCGTCAGGCGGGAACTTGTCGAACCGCATGACCCACTGGGTGTGTACCAGCGTCCGGTCGAGGTACTGCTCGCACCACTCGCGGGCTGCCGTGATGAGCGACGAAACGTAGGCATCATCTGTGCTGGTGTCGATCCGGCAGTGGGCCTTCGCTTCGGCAAGCGTCACAGGCTCGACCACGGGGGCGGTCGCTCTAGCAAGGCTGCGGTACATCATTTCCTGCGTCTCCGCTTAGGCGTGGCGTCGGCCGTTTCTGTGGCAGGATCAAGGGCCGCCGTCTCTAGCAAATCCTGCTGCTGCTCGATTGCAGCGAACCGCTTGGCGACCAACTCCGCTGCCAGACCGCCGGGGATCTCCACCACCTGGCCGGTGCGGTAGGAACGGAAAGGCCGCAGTATTCGTAGTTTGGTCATTGGGGGACGCTCCATGCAGTTTCGGGCCGCTTGCTGGTGTTCGTGAAATCCGTAGTCCACTGGAAAACAGGGCTGCCAAGGTTCTGCCCCGGCCACGTCACCACGTATTCGCCGTGGCCCAAAACCACGCGGGGCGTGACGTACACGCGGTTGCCGCTCTCGCGCCAGTTGCGCCAGAAGTGAATGTCGGGATCGACGCGGCCTTCGTTCCAAGAACCGTCAGGGCCGGGCGTCGAAAGGAACCAGGGTTTCTTCGCACGCTTCAGGGCCGCCGTAGAGATCACCGTAAGGCCGAAGTGTGCCGTATCGACTTCCTGCACAGGCTCGGCAAACCACGAAGCAGGCAGGCTTGTGGTGCCGTCCTTGGGTGGATTGTCCAGCGTGCCCTTCAGCGTCAGCATCGGGCGGCCGTCTTCCCGCTTGGTTTGTAGCCCGGTAATGGCATCGCACTGGAACGTCATCGCCATAGCGAACAGGTGCTCCACGTCTTCCTTGGTGAAGAACGTGTCATAGTCGATCGTCAGCAGGTATTCGCACTTGTCGATGAACTGTTCCATGACGCGGGTGTTCACCTGGTCCCAGAACGCACCAGTTCCCATCGTAGGGCGAATCCCCAGCGGCATGAGTGCCTGTGCCCACGCGAAGTGGTTTGCCGTAAACGAGAGCCTGGGCATCGAGAGCACGGCTTCCACCCGGATGTCGGCTTCCGTGTTACCGACTTTGACGATCATGCGTGCCTCTTAGAAATAGAGCGGGCCGCCCCGAGTTGGAGCGGCCCGCCTAGTTTGCACATCACGTCAAGCCGTCAGGCTTACGCACCCACCAGGCCGATCATCGGGCCAGCCACCGTGGACGAGCCAAGGTTGGCGTGGTTGATCGCCACGCGGGCAACGGCACGAATCACCGTCTGGTCGCTGAGGAAGTTCACCTGATCGCTCGAAGCAATCTCGATGCCCTGCCGCACGCCGTAGTAGGAGCTGTTGGCCATGTTGCCGTACAGCGCCATGATGACACCACTGGAATCCGCACCGCTCGGGAGCCGGTCGGTGAGAACCACCGGGCTGCCAAGGAAGGTCAGGCCCATGCCCTGGCTCATGCCAACCGAACCGCCCTGGGCGAGATCGAGCGACTGCATGCAGCTGGCGAAAAAGAAGGGACTACAGAACCACTTGGCACCCTGACGCGAGTGCTGCGGAACCTTGGCCATCATCGCCAGCAGGTTCGCCTTCGTCACTTCGTCGGGCGTGTCACCGGTAGCCGCCACCAGCGAGGCGGCATAGGTGGCACCAGCACCAGCCAGAAGGCCGCCCGTGTAAGTGGTCACAAGACCAGCGACAGCCGGGGCGTTACTGGGGTTGCCTTCCCACGCGGCAGCCTCAACGGCGTTGCCAAGCGTCAAAGCCAGTTCAGCAGCGATCCAGTCAGCGATCGACACGATCGAGTCCTGAAG